TGAGCCAGTTCCGTTCCATAATCTTAATTCTATCTTTGAACCCTCTTGACCTGTTTCGGATATTTCGATTATATAAGGTGAACGCGCGAAAATACTCATTTTATATTTTTTAAGTTTTGATTTAATATTGAATTTAAAAGCGTTTCAGCGTCTAATCCGTATTTATCTATTAAGACATCAGGAAGCTTTTTAAATGCTTTCTCAAATGGCTTAGTAAAGAATAGACTTGGTTTGATTCCGTATTTAAATATGTTTTTAGCTATTGCAAATTGTAATCCTTTTCTTGACTGAAATTTACCTGCTACATTTCGGGGTGCGATTCCTTTACGAACTATCCATTTATCCAATTTACTTGGAGGCGGCATTTTAGATTTATAGCTGTATTCTGTATTGTATTTTTTATCTGTACCCGAAACCCCTTTGTCCTGAAAGTTTCCGTAATCCTCCATGTCAAAGTAAATACCTATTGAGTTAGGAAATTCTTTAACTTCACCTTGTATTGATTCGGCTAATTTACCAGACGAGTTTTTATTTTGGCGTTTAAGTTCGGCTTTTGCTTCCTTAACAACCTCATCTCTAAATTTCTGTAAGGCTTTTAGAACTTCACTCATTAGCAAATTGTCATTGAGTTAGGGACTAAAATATCTAAGGTCATTGTCCAACCTGCTAAATAGTTTTCAAATCTTTCTGCAAATGGTTCTACTGTTGCGTTGCCGTCAACCATGAAATTATCGCTGAATAATTCCCCACGTCTTAAACTTTCGTAAAGCCTATTTTGAACAGCAAACATTGTATTTAAAACATCTTGTTCGTTATTGTCACCGATAAATATATTCGTGTTTTCGTTCTTTGAAATATCAACAATATCCATACATAAAATAGATACATTAAAACGAATGATATTATTTTCAATCGTGCTGTTGTTTACTATCAAATGAGCCAACGGAAAAATTGTTTGCTTAGACAAGTCAACCGCAAATATATCGCCTTCAGTAACCGTGTTTATAAACGCATCGTTATCGAAGTGTCCTTTTAAAGTGTCAAGTAAATTATAATAGTTACCCATGTCTCATTTTTCTTTTTAATTCGTTATTCTCTATTTCAGTTCTTTGTCTTTCGTAAGTAAGGTAGGTAAGGCACTTCCGTATTCCCAATTTGGTAACTTCATCAAACTTTGTAACATCTCCTTTAGCGAGTGCATAGATTGAATTATACCATCCCCATTGCTTGTTGAACTGAGCCCGTTCTGAATAGTCGTTTGTAGCTCCTTGTTCTTCATCATCTCCTGTTCCAAAGAGGTAAGCGTAGCTTGAACTAAGTCGTTTCCTAAACGATAAAAAAAAACCGAAGCAGCCATTGCAATATCTAAAGGTGCGTATTTCATTAGTTCGGCAAATTCATCCGTTCCTGAATATTCCATTATTTCATGAGTGTCTTTCGTCTTTTTGGTTATCGGTCTGTAAAGAACTGCCATTGCTTTGTGGAATGTTTCAACCTTACCGATATTGTGGTCTAAGTCTACATACTCACCGAAACTCATATCTTCCAAATTAGGAATGAAACCGAATTCCATGTCTTTTATTTTAAACGTGGTTTTGAAATCCGTCTTTTGCTGGAACAATTCGTTAAAGTGGTTTGCTAATCCAACAACATCACTCCATTTAATCTTTAATACGTCACGCATATTTAAACCGCAGAAAATTTCAATAGATTTTTGAGCTATTAATTCTTCATCGTTTGAACCCTCAACCAATTTCATGAACTTTTGGTAATTCATTAATGGTATTTCACTAAGCGTTGTTGGAATTACTATTTCCGTTTTCATATTTATATAACTTTATATTTGATAATTGTAGTAAGCTAAGGCAATATCGAATGCTTGACCTAACATTTTTGTGTGGATTCGTATTTTCATAGGATCATCAAACACTATTTTTATGCGAATACCTTTCTTTTCTAAGATGAATTTCTCAACTGTGCGCACCATTAACGGTAGGTCATCTGTCATTTATGTAAATTAATGAATAAAATACTGACCATAATGTGGATTAACTCCCAACACTTCCATTTCGTGGTAACGTGCTGCGTCAATGCTGTGGTTGTTGAAGTCAATAGGCTTGTTTAAACGAACGCCAGTTTTATCAGTGTCCCAAATGTAGCCACGTAATTCTTTGATTAGATTCGTGCTGTTTGACGTTACTAAGTATTCTTGGCTTTGCATTATTTGAATACCAAAGTTTATTGAGTCCTTGCCTTTTGTTACTCCTTTTATCGTCTTTCCGTACCGTCTAATCTCTTCTATTGACTTAGGCTCGGAACTATCCGCATATATTGGAACGTTATCAGGAAGTATTTTAGCAATATCGCTGTTTATCATTCCTGTACGGTAAACAAGTTCGTTTAATATTCTTTGACCATTCCATGTATAAACCTCAACTGCTGAGGTGGGGTCATTCGTGTATCCAAAGTCAAGTCCAATTCCTATCAATCTCGCATCACTTGGAATACTATCAATTTGTTTCCAGTTGCTGAATATAACGCCCTCAAGCATTCCGATTTCGCCTAAGCCGTAAACACGCCACCAATTACTCCAATACGTGCTTGTTGACGCTTTTTCTCGGTTCTTTTCTATTTGGTCAATAATTGACTTGTCAAGAGCTTCGTTATCCTTGTAGGTAAGAATTATAAAGTCTGCGTCTGGTTCGTCTTTTAGTTCGGTATGCACCCAAAATTCATTAGCTGGGTTAAAGTCTAAAAATACTTCTTTTTTAGTCCGTATAGCAAGTTCATTATAAGATTCAAAGGTAACATTATTGCATTCGTTAATATAAAGAATATCACGGCGAGCACCACGTAACTTAGAGCTATCGTCCGCACTAAAAAATTCAAAAACACTTCCATTTTTAAAGTTATAGGTTAATAAAGATTTGTTGAATTGTTCATCGTTAAAGCGATTAGTCCATTTAAGTATTTTAAGAAAGTCTTTTAACGCTCCCCTACGTAAATGTGGTATAGATTCAGCTACTACGCTAATTTCTAAGTTAGGTTGTTGTATTGCTTTGTTTATTAAAACTGCTAAAATAGAATACGTTTTCGAAGCTGCCGTACCTCCTTGTATTATTTTAGTTCGTCTTTTTAAAGCAAGAACCTTATTCGTTGCTGTCGTTCTCTTGAACATCTGGAAATAATGGCTGTTCTAATATTGTTTGTTCTATTTGTTGTAATGGCGCACCATAACCGCTATCCATTAGTGCCTTATATGCTGCTACATCGCCTTCGCGTGCTTTTTTAATTAGCGCCAAAGTCATTAAATCTTCTTGCGACATTGTTTCTTCAGCACCCGTTAAAGGGTTTTTAAGCTTTTGATTTACCTCCAGCCAATACTTTGCTATTGTGCTTCTATTCTTTGCGCCTTTTGGTCTTCCGTTAGGGTTTCCGCTTTCGCCTTTTTGCCAACGTGGTTCTATATCTTTATTTGCCATTGTGATTGTTGTATTCTCGTTGTAAATAGAGCGTCGGGGTGGTATCGCACCCCTTCTTTAATCTGGAATGATTAACGCATTACTTTTATGCTTCCGACGCTTGTTGTTTTCGTTCTTGTAAAGTTACTTTTTTTCCTTTATACATACCCGCTCCTAATTCATCTATTTTTGAAAAAGGTAATATAGGAACTGTAATTTTACATTTTTTATCTATTAAGTAAATGTAGCGGAGTTGATACCCTATTAAAGGTTTTGCACCTTGTTTTTTTGCTTTTCCAGCGCTTAATCCAATTGCCTTATAATTTGAATTATTAAGTGTTTTGTCTGCAATTATTTTTCCGTTCCATTCAAGTATTGTTTTATTTTCTTTTACTCCAGTTAAACAAAAACCACTTGCTCTATATATTGTACCATCACCACATTGTGTTCCATCTGAATAACTTAATAACCATTTTATATGCGGCGCGTTTTTTTTAATTAATTTAATTGAAATTGAAATGCATCTACTTTCTGAATTTTTAGGCAAGTAATCATTAAAAGCCATTCTATTTAATTCTAACATTTCATTCCATTTCGTGTTTTCAACAAGTGGTAAAATTTTTCTTTTATCCATACTTGTACCATAACTTAAAACCCCGTGTAACTGTTCGTCTAAAAAACAGCCAAAATGCAATATAGAATTTGGAACTACCTTACCTGAATAGTGGTGTTTCTTTACAAACTCATTAGCAATCTTTGCGGGTATAACCTTAACTATTATTTCCTTTGCTCTGCCCATTGCATAATAATTAAATAAAGTGCGTTACCATTCGTGTTTTCGTTACCCATTGTTTCGCAATATTTATACTCTTCAGTTTCTTTAATATCTGCTATTGCGTTTTTAATTTGCTCCGCTTGTTCATCTGCTAAAGTAAAAGTCATTTGTTGAAACGGTGCTTTATTTCCATCAGGTAAACTAAATTCAGTTCCTAATTCATCAGCGTTTAAATCAAAACCCGGTAAGTCTAAACCCCAATTATCTAAACTTTCAACATCCCATTCATTTGCTAAACTATCCCAGTCCCATTCTCCAAAACCAACATTATCTTTAATTAAGAATTCGTTTTTTTGTTCCTCAGTCCATTCGTCTGCTACTATAATCGGTATTTCTTTTAATCCTATCTCTTTACAGGCTTTTAAACGCATATTACCACCTAAGACAACGTATTTATTATCTACGTCAGTAAAAACGATTAGAGGGCGTTTATTTAGCATATCAGGAAACTCTTTTATTGAAGTCACTAACTTTTGGAATTTTCCGTCTTTTATTATTCTTGGATTCTTTGGGTTAGGTTTAACCTCACTTATCTTTACTAACTTCATTTTAATTAGGGTTATAATAGTAATCTCTGTATTCGTCTTTTGTTACTGGATATATTTCCATTTGTTCTATTTCGTTGTCTAAAAATACACAGTAATTTATTTCTGTTACTTCCATTATTAATCTTAA